CTGAGTTTTCAGATAGGTTGCGTGTAAAGCCGTTCATTTGATAGATTTTTAAGAATTGATGAATATCAATGTTTTCTAATTGGTTAACTGCCATTTTCTAATTTCCTTTTAATTTAGCTTTTCCCACTCATTCTAGCAAGGAGCTCTTCCATAGAGCCATTCCAGCCTTGAAGTGGATTTTGATTTGAATAATTTCTTGTACTTGCAGCTTGTGCTGCGGCTTGAGCCTGCTGAGATTGCTGCTCTATTTTCTTTGTTGCTGCAACATCAGAGGACTTTTTATAAAACGATAGAAGGCGGCGTGCATGCTTGTGATAGATTTTTCTAATTTCTTTACTAGAAACATCTGGAGCATATTCGCCCATCTCTTGTGCGCGTTCTCTAAGCTGCTGCTCTCTAACAATTTCGCTGTTTGCAGCTAATTGTAAAGATTCATTTAATTCCCCTGCCATCTCGCTATCATCGATCCACTTACCTAGGTCGTATGTGGAACGAGCATCTTCAAGGTAGCCTGAGTATTGCTGCTCTGTAACGCTTGAACGCTGAGCTTCCAGCTCTTCTCTAAGCCTATCAATTTCTGCTTTTCTCTCATCATCTTCAAGTTGACGAGCAAGGGCCTGCCTTCTAGCTTCAATTGTAGCTCTTTCTTCTGGGCTAGCATTCCTATATTTCACCTCTTCATCTATTTTAGATGATAGGTAGGCGCTGTATGCTTCCTCTCCCATAATGCTGCGAAGGGCTGCATCGTGGTGGCCTTTTTCCATCAGCTGTCTGGCCTTTTTTAGATTCTCAGCTTCTTTGGAAGGAGCTAAAGATTCTAATTGAGCTTTAAGCTTTTCATTTTCTTGACGGATTTGCTTAGCAAGCTTTAATCGCTGCTGGGCTGCTAGGCCTTTTTGCAATTCTTGCTTAACACGTTCTTTGTCAGAAAAATCAAACTCAATCTCTTTGCCATTCACTTTTAGCTTTTCAAGAGCTTTTTCTTCTGCTGTTTGCTCTTGAGCTGGCTGTGATGGCTGGCTTTGGGCTGCTCTGTTTGCATCTTCTAGAGCGTCAAGGGAAGATGAGCCTTGGCTATCTTTTATAAATCCTTGATCTTCTGAAGGAGCTTGTATGCCCTCTAAAGAGCCGCCATTATAAATAGCGTCATTTAAGGCATCGTAATTGTTAGAGCTTTGATCCCAGCTTTCTGATGGCATGGAAGCCGTTTTGTCTTGTTGCATTTTATTCCTTTCTAAATGCTATGGTGGGCTCTTCATCCTCATGCTAGCGCTCTCCTAAAAACATCTGCAAGGGTAGGACAATCCATCCTCAAAAGATGTGCTTAGGACAAAGCTAGGAAAGGGTAGAAGCGGAAAAAATGCGGCCACTTGGCGCGCAATTAGTCAATATGTAACATACCATGATGGCATGCATTTTGTCAAGCAAAAAATGTGCCAAGCTATAAAACAGCTCCAATGTCAGGAATGGCACCAGGAGGTGCTCCTGGAGGAGCTCCTGGAGGCCCTCCGGCTGGAGGCATTCCTGGCATTCCCCCTCCCATTCCAGGAGCAGGAGCTTGTGGAGCAGCTTGCTTGGCTGCCATCTCTTCACGCTCACGAATGTGCTGATAGACGGCTTGTTTGATTTCTCTAGGCTGCTCTAAAAAATAATTACTCATTACGTATTGATAGCCAGCTTCAGCCATTTCAGCATGATAGGCCACTTCCATATCAGAAGCAGGAATATATTTCACCTGGCCGCTATTATGGTAGCCAGCAATCATTTTTTCAAATATTTCTATTTGTCTAGCTTCAGCAATCTCAACAATATCAAACACCCCTTCAATATCATCATAGCGAAGGTGCTTGGCAATTTGCTTAGGCGTGATGCCAGCTTTTTCGAGGATGGGCTGAGCTTGAAGTATTTCTTGACGCCTTTGGGCAGGATCAAGAGAAAACATTGTTCCATAAGACACTTTAAGAGCAAAGCCGCCATTAAGGTCTGCGCCACTATAAGAGGCCACCTTTGCTGCATCTTCTTTTCCAACAATCAACACCTTACGTTTTATTGTCCAATTCTTTTCTACACTGTCTAGGTAGAGCTTCCACATTTCTTCTGTAAACATAGTGTATTTGTTATATAGCCTACGCCTTGACATGTTAGCTGCATTCATTGCCTGCTGCACAGCAAAGCCTGAAAGCTCACGAGGAATTTCCCCTTTCAATGCCTCGTTAACACCCATTATTGCATCGATTGCAGCAAGAGTTGAATTACGAAGATTGTAAATATCTCCAGTGAGGGGAGGAGGAGATAAGTGAAATGGAGCTTGGTTGGCAGCGCCATTAACTTTAATTACATCAACAGGGTTTTCTGTTAAAGAGCTTTGGTCAATGTCAGCTCCATCAAACACCACTAGGTGGATAGAGCCATGAATTTCTACATTTTCTAAGATCATGCCGTCTAGCTCATCTACAACAGCAGAAAGCCTTACAGCGTAGTCTACAGGAGTTTTACCATACACTTCACCAGGAACATCAATGTCTGTAAGACATGAATATGGAAGCTTTCCTTCAGCAATTGGAGAAGCTTTCATCTCTCCTAACACAGTGCCATCTGTAAGACAAAAACAATGGCGCCCAGCCATGCCGTTTACAGGGGAAGCTTTTTCATAGTATTCTAATATAGGGATGATGGCATTTTCCATATCATCCATTCTAGATGATTCAAGGCCTTTTTCCCCTCTTACAAAGCCGTCAAAGTCCATTGGATGCTCTCCAGCATCAACAGCAATTTGCTCTAGCTTTTCTTTATATTGTGGAAACCTAGACATGGCTTCTTCAAAAGAAAACATGTGGCGCTCAAATGTGTATTTAACATCATCCCAGCACTCAGCGTCTGCATCTATATACATGTTCCATAAAAGCACAGGCTTAACAGACATATCCCCTGTCATTTGAACAATGCCGCTTGATTCGTCGAAATTTAATAATTCCCCTTTAGCGCCATCAAACACGCACTTGCCAAAGCCTGTTCCATACACTTGACAAGCTAGCGTTACAAGGTCTATTTTTTCTTGCCACTTATATTTATATATACCATAATCGATTAGGTGATTTGCCACCTTAGCTGCATGCTGATCTTCTATCTCGTTTGATAAAGCTTCTGCTAAAGCAGACGGTGGGTTGGCTGATAGCTGACTGTGAAGAATACGAACATTTCTCATCACTTGCGGAATGTGAAGGCTTCCTGAGCTTGAGCCTACAGACTCTGAGGCAAACACTTCTGCAAGCGAGCGAAAGCTAAGCGTTGTATTTATTGGACCTTTTCCGTTTCCAAATAAAAGAGCTTCGTTTGTTTTCCACTGAGGCTCCCATCTTTCTTTTCGTATACGCTGGCATTTCATAAAGCGCTTTTTTAAAGCATGCTCTGCCTCTTCTGGTGTCCAGCTTATCACTTTAAGATCCAATGTTATTTCCTCCACTTAGAGCGTCTTGACTCTTTGGCTGCTACAGCTATGAGAAACTTATGATGAGCTTCTACATCTTCTAATATGGCCTGAGCACTTCGACGCGCAATGTTTGCTTTTTTGAGCGTAAGCGAGCAGACAATAAGACACACCACCACTGTAATAAATTCTATCACCTTCTTCTCCTGATTCGTCTTATTTGTTTGCGCGCTTGTTTTTCTTTGGCAGCTTGATAGGCTTCGCCTTCTTTCTTTAGACGCTGTTTCCAATTATACCTTATTTGTTCTTCTGGTGCAATCACTTGTTTTGGCCCTTCGTATTTTGGTATGGCATGTACAAAATATCTAAAGGTGTCCGCTGTGTGATATTTAGAAGCTTTTAGTATTCTAGATGGATCATCTTCATGGCGAGCACACACTGTCAGCTCATCTACAAGTGTTTGAGCGCCGTCTGTAAAATACACCTTTTGATCCATTAAGGCCTTATTACAGGCATCTATCATATTTTCTTTATTATATTGCTTATCAGAGATAGGCACATATTTTATATTGTGTAAGTAGGCTTCGTGATAAAATCCTGACGGGTTGCAATCACACACCCTTTTTATTACATTAAAAGAAGAAAGCTCTTCTTCCACTGTTTGCACAAGCTCACTAAATGCTTGTCCATTCAAATACTTAGCTTTTACACACCACCACACATTAGCTGATGGGTGGCGTGCCCAAACAGAAAGGCCAGCAAGAGAAGAAGCTGCAGGATCTACAACAGCCACATGTGGCCATAGGCGTGGATCATATCCTTCTGGATTATTGAAGTTTTTCTCTGGATTGTATCTAAATACCAAAGAAGCAGCTGTTAGCCAGTCGCCATACATCCTAGCTCTAAACTCAGCTTCAGAGCCAGACATACGCCTAAACTCTGCAACAAGGCCAGCCTTTTCGTCTTCTGTAAACACTGGGTTATCTAGAATTGATATCACCCATTTTTTAGAGCTTACGCCATCAGAGCTATCTACGATTTTTCTTATCTCATCATTTCTTACAAGAGGGGTAAATGAGCAATACATAAAGCCTCCATCTGTAAGAACACGAAGCCTAAGCTCTGTTATAATAGATGATAGGGGAGGCATCTCATCAATAAATACAATATGAGATGTAAAACCTTGTCCCCTTTTACGAGCCTGCTCAGCATCAGAATGTGTTAGAAACACTATTCTGTTTCCGTTTTTCGCATGCTCTACAGATTTAATATATCCACCAGAACGCTTCACCTTATAGTCTACGCCTTCTGTTCCTAGGAAGGGCTTAATTTTCCTAGGCCACATCTCGCTATCTATTAGCTCTTGGGTCTGGCCCATAAATAAAATTGTTATTGGGTTGTCTGCCCATTTAGTTGGACGTTCAACATATGGGTGGGAATTTAAAAACCACCACGTAAGTATGCGGCATGTAAGCATAGATTTGCCGCTTCTGTTAGAGCCTACAACAAAGTTGACAGGCACTTTAGATTTAATTATTTCCATTTGCTGCGGAGTAGGCCTACTGTCAAGATCAATGGGATCAAAAGACAAAGCTAAACGCTCAGCTAGCTTTTTTCTAAGCTTTACAAGCTCTAGTTTTTTACGTTGTTCTGACGTAAGACTAGACATTGCCACCCCTAGTCACCACCACTTTTATCACTTTTGACACTGGATCTGGCACTTTCGCGTAAGCTTCGTGATCCATCTCAGAAGGCATATGCTCAAGACGTGTTTCAGCCATTCCCCTATCCCTAGCTAAAAGGCGCATGCGTCTATACATCTCGTCAAGCTCATGAGCATCAGGCTTATCCATAATGTCCATGTCTGGCATCCAGCCGCCGCCAAAAGGATCGCCTCCCATTGGCGTGTGTAAATTAACTTCATATCTCCAGCAAGGACCAACAAGACGATCAAGCATCCTACCTATACGGCATTTGCAATCTTCTGTCTTATCTTGAGTGAGGCCCATCTCGTCAGCTATACGCTCAAAGACTGCCACTATCCCCTTGATTTTGTCCTGCTCGTTCATATGCGTTTGGGTCCCTATTTTCTCTATCTTCTTTAGCTTCCTGGCCTTTTTTCTTAGCTCTTTCCATAAACTTAAATTGCTTTAGCCATTCTGATAATTTAAAGCCATCTGTCTTTGGGTAGCCTTCGTAAAATTTATCCACCTTATCTTTATCTAAATCAGGCATCACGGGCTCCAGGTGACAAACACTTTAGTAAATGTTGTAGAATTTGTAGAAATTCTGCAGATGTTTCTCAGTGGATTGCCTGCAACACTAGCATCAAATCTATATACAATTCGTCCACTTGCAGGTGTTATTGCACTGCTTGTTGATACAGCTGTAAAATTTTCGCCATCTGCACTATCTTCTATTGTAATAGTGGGTGTTCCAGCAGCTCCAGTGATTTCTACCACAAGGTATTGCGGCTCTCTTACTAAAAAAGTTCTTGACACTACATTTCCCACTTTCGCAGGAAGAGATAGCTCTTGTGTTGTCCAACTAGACATTATGTTCTCCTATGTATGAAGAGAAGGCCACAATGGCCTTCCCCCGTAATGACTATCGCTAGATAGACATTACACTTCGTAGCTGAAGTGAAGAACGTCGCCAGAAACGAGCTGCTCTTCGCTTGGGCTCACCATGTTACCGACAAATGTCACGCGAGTGACGCCGCCAACAACACTTACAGTGTAGTCTTCGCCTGAGCCTTCATGCATTGCAAGACGGCCAACGAAAGCTCTGATTGAGAAAGGACGAGCTTCAAAGCCTAAGTCTACGTATCCATTAGAGATGTCTGTGCCAGAAAGCACCATTTTCTCTTTTTTGAATTCGTAAGCTTCTAGTACATCCAAACGTCCGCTTAAAGCAGAGTCAGCGCTTTGGCGAGCTGAAGTTTCAGAAGCTAGTTCTGAAGTGTGCGTTCCAAGAACAGTGGTGATAGCGGTGTTTAGATCGCTGTCAGCGCTTTGGAAAGCAGAAACAATTTCAGATAGTGAGTCTAATGCAGCAGGATCAGTGTTGCTTAGGATGTCATCAATCTGAGACTGAAGGCTTGCATCGCCAGCAATTCGAGCAGATTCTTCACTGTCGATGTTTCCTTGTAGGACGCCATCAGCAGCTATACGAGCGCTTTCTTCGCTATCAATGTTACCTTGGAGAACAGAGTCAGCAGAGCTTCTAGTAGATGCTTCGCTATCAATATTAGACTGTAGAGTGGTGTCAGCGCTTTCGCG